GTGGATGAATAAGGCCATCATTGCAAGCGAAACCATCCCCTATACCGACGTAATCAAGCACGGGGAGAACGGGTTTCTCGTTCCTTACAACAAGCCCAAGGACTGGTACAAGTACATCAAGCAGTTGATCCTTGACCCCGACCTTCGTAAAGGCTTGGCTGACAACCTAACGAGGGACATCAAAAAGCAGTTCAACGTGGCTGAAACCGCCAAGAAGCGGGCCGAACTATACAGGCAGATTGGGCGCAAATTGTGAAATTCGGGGGCATCGCACATTTACAAGCAGATGCTTTACCTGAACCCTGACACGACCAACACGATAACGGTTACTTGGACCGAGCGAGCCAGCACGGGGGACCGCTACATCCTGCGCCTCACGAGCATCGCCAAGAACACCACGACCGATTTCACCCTGCTGAAATCCGCAAACCTGTCATCTTATACCAACCGCTATGACCAATTTCAGATTGCCGTGGGGTCGCTTGAAACAGGCTCGTATCGGTATGAAGTTTACGATACCAATAGCACGGTTGCCGCAGCTTTGGCGGTCGTTGAAACGGGCTTGGCATTTATACAAACCGCAACGATAGGCTTCAATACCTACTCCAATTCAATCACTTACAACACCTATCTCGCATCCAGCGTGAGGGTATTCGATTCAACCTTTGACCAATCCTTCGCATGAGCGTACAAACACGAAGCCAACTCCAAGCGAGTGCTGCTACCATTACCAACGAAACCGCTGCCGGGGCGAACACCGCATCCCGTGTGGGCGGTCTATTTGACGACCTTGCTGACACCGCAACGCTTGACCGGGAAAGGGGCTTTGCAAACCTTTACCTCGATACCGACACGTCTTTCGCACCAACGCAAGGGCAAAAAGTCAAGTTGACAAGTGCGATGAAATCGGGCGTTTTGTCAACCTACAACTTTTCAAGGACCACCAACTCGCTGACCTACACAGGCACAACAAATGCGACCCTTCGCATCGCTGCGTCCATGGTCTTGGCGCAGAACAACAACACGCAAATCAAGGTTTACATCGCCAAGAACGGCACGACCATTGACCAGTCAATGACGGACATCACAACGACCCACACGAACGGCCATGCGATTTACACGGAAGCCTATGTAACGGGTGCGGTCAACGATGAGTTCACCATCTACATCAACGCAATCGATAGCGGTGCAAGCATCACGATTTCAGCCCTTTCATTCACAGTTCATACGCTATGAGCAAGTCAACGCAGCACTTCACCCAATGGCTTGGGATAGAACACAAAGTGCCAGTCATGCTGGAGAACAGGTCCGGCAAGTACATCACCTACGGCTTTGCGAACGAATACCCTTACTACCTGCTGGACAACTATCGCAGGTCCTCAAAGCACAACGCCATCGTCAACGGAAAGGTGAACTACATTATGGGCGGAGGCTGGCAGGCAGGCGACAACCTGACCGTAGAGCAAGAAGCCCGGTTCATCAAGTTCTTCGACGGACTTTCCAGCACCGAGGACTTAAACGACATCACCGAGAAACTGGTCTTGGACTTGGAGTTATTCAACGGCTTTGCGGTTGCGGTTACTTGGTCCAAACTTGGCACGATTGCAAAGATGGAGCATGTTCCCTTTGAGAAAATCCGGGTTGACAAGGAGGAGAAAATGTTTCAGGTGGCCGACTGGTACAACGACGACATGATGCAGTTGTTCCCCAAGATCGGGGACATCGAGAAAATCCCTGCATTCGACCCGGAGAACCGCCTCGGAAAGCAGTTGTTCTACTATCGGGTGTACGCTGCTGGCGTGAAGCACTATCCTCTCCCCGAATACATCGGGGGCAACGCTTGGATTGAGGCAGACGTGCAAGTGGCTAACTTCCACAACAACAACCTGCGCAATAACTTTTGGGGCGGTTACTTGATTAACTTCAACAACGGCATCCCGACCCCTGAAGAACAGGGCGACATCGAGAGGCAGATTAAACGCAAGTTCAGCGGCACGGACAACGCTGGTCGCTTCGTTGTAACCTTCAACGACGATGCAGCCAAGGCCCCGACCCTGGAACCGCTCACTCCGAGCGACATGGATAAGCAGTTCGAAATCTTGAACAAGGCCATCCAGCAAGAGATATTCATCGCCCATCGTGTAACCAACCCCATGCTATTCGGAGTCAAGACCGAAGGCCAATTGGGTGGACGCAACGAATTGGTCGAGGCTTACGAGTTGTTTAAGGCAACATATGTGAACGACCGGGTCCGCAAGGTGGAGCGGATGATCAACTACTTGGGATCCTTCAATGGCGTGGAAGGTATGGAACTTATCCCGGTGGAACCCATCACGGAGCGACTAAGCGAACAAGCCCTTTTGCAGATAATGACCCAAGACGAACTGCGTGAGAAAGCAGGTCTGCAACCGCTTGAGAAACCTGCCGACGTTGTGGGACCTAATCCCCAACCTGACGAGCAACCGCAAGCCGTGGAAGCCTTGCAGAGCAACGACAACATCAAGAAACTATCGGGCCGTGAGTACCAAAACCTCATGCGTATTGTCAGGCAGTATATGCAGGAGAAAATCACTTTGGAAATGGCACGGACCATGTTGTCAGCAGGGTTTGGTTTGTCTGCCCAAGAGATTGACACGATGCTGGGCGTTCAGTCCCAAGAGTTCAGCGAGCCTCAATGGGGCGAAGAAGACACCGAAGACTACGGATGGGGCGACGAAGAATTTAAGGTCTTGGAGGTCGTTGCAAGCAAGTTTGGATGCCATGCAGACGATTACCATGTGATGCACTCCAAGCCGATGCGGTTCGATGCCAACATCGACGAAAACATCCGCTTGGCCTTTGCCGAACTGGGCGAAGAAGAGAAAGAGTTGGACCTGAAGATTGAGGCGTATCGCAAGAAGAACCGGGATGCCAGCGTTGAAGAAATGGCCAAGGAGTTCGGAGTGAGCAAGGCCAAGGTGGCCAAGCGAGTCGCTTACCTAATCACCAAGGACCGCTACCCAATCAGCAGGGCCGTCGACAAGATAGCCGAGCAGAACCTGCCCAAGAACGTGAAGGAAGTAGCAGAGCCAGTCTTAGAGGTGCGCTACAAGTACGCATGGGCGACAGGTTTCAGCAACAAGGACAAAGGCTCCAGCCGTGAGTTCTGCAAGGTGATGCTTGACTTAGCCGGGCAAGGCAAGGTCTACACTCGTGAGGACATCGACGGGATTTCTGCGATAATGGGATATTCCGTATGGAATCGCAGAGGCGGTTGGTATCACACGCCCAGCGGAGTGAATCGCCCCCAATGCAGGCACGTATGGGAGCAGCAACTGGTAATCCGTAAAGGCAATAAAATTACGAAGGCATGAAGGCACTCTTTATAAGCGAAGAAACGCTACTGGACAATAGCATCATCAACGAGAACGTCAGTTACACACAGATACGTCCAACGGTTGTCAAGGTCCAAGAGATGCGGATTCAGCCCATCGTTGGCTCTCCGTTGTACGGGGAATTGGTTACGCAGGTGGTCAGCGGTTCAACGTCTGCACTCAACCAAACGCTGCTGGAGGACTACATCCAGCCGGCAATGATTCAATGGCTCTACTACGAGTTGCCGATGGTCCTTGCGTTCAAGTACATGAACAAGGGGATGGTCCGCAGAACAAGCGAAGAGTCCTCGCAGATGAGCATGGAAGAGATTACCCGGCTCACCGACAAAGTCAAGAACGATGCCGAGTGGTATTCCGAGCGGATTACCCGATACCTGATGGAGAACCGCAACTCCTATCCGCTTTGGAACTCGCCTCCGTCTGCTTTGGACACCATCTACCCGAACGCTACCAACTACCGAACTGGGATGGTCTTGGACCGCAACCGAAGAATGGGAATCAGCAACTTGGACTACCCCTACCCCTACGGTCAATTCGGGGCGTGTAATGACTGCTAACGATGGGAGCGCACAAAAAAAACATACTGAAACTACAAGCCTATGTCTTGGATAAAAATCAAGCAAGCCCTGCTGGACCTTGCAAATGCTCATCCTCAAGTCAACTCCTTCGGGACGGGCGACCCTCTTGCGGTAGGCACGGACAACACCATCAACCTGCGAACCCCAAGCCGTGAGCGCATCGTCTATCCGCTCGTGTTTGCGGACGTGCAGTCTGCAACTACTGACGCTGGTACTTTGGACTTGGTGGTTGGGGTATATTTTAGTGATAGAGTTGAGTCCATTAAGCCGATGGGCGGAGTGGTTTCAGGCAGCCCTACGCTGGGTTGGCAGGACAACGAGGACGAGGTTTTGAGCGACCAACTGCAAATCGCACAGGACTTCATTTCAAGCCTTACAAACGACCCGACGCAAGAGTGGACGCTAAGTACCTCCGTATCGCTTACTCGCTTTGTGGAGAGCCGTGACGACCGCACGGCGGGATGGGTGGCTACGATGTCATTCCAACTACCATACGGCCACAACATTTGTGAAATTCCTACCTAAGATACATTTACCCTAAATACCCCAAGCAATGCCTACACCTATTTTACAACAAATGCTCGGACAGGGCGGTTCCATGCGATTCGTGGACGCTGCGGTATCGGGCCAAAACTTTGACTTCATCGTGGTGAATACCGCCGCTACCTTCACGACCCTAACGGGTTCGGGAGGGGAGGATTTGCTGACCGCTTACGCTTTGAGCGGCAAGTCCGTGTCCGCTGGTATCGTCATCAGCGGTCGCAACGGCGGCAAGATTACGGCCGTCACTCCAAGCGCAGGTTCCGTCATCGGTTACACCTTCCTGTAATGCTGATTGGCTACGGCTACGGCTACCCGACCAATATGCTCCAAGGCGGCGTTGCTGCTGGGGTGTGGGCCTTGTTCAACGCAAGGGCAACCGCTGACGGAGCGACCGCTGCCGAGGCTGCCGTGGATGGATGCCTCTTCAATCGCTTTGCAGTAATCTACAACTTCTAAGAATGCCGACACCATCGCTTATCCTTGTGCCTGCTCGCTTTAAGACGGGCAAACTATACACCCCATTAGCAACAACTTCGGGTGGTGTGGTTCTTGGTGCATCGGGCGACTTCAATGTAACCCGTGCGACTACGGCAACAAGGGTCAACGCAAGCGGATTGATTGAGGTTGTGGCTTCGGGGATTCCGAGGTTGGACTATCCGATAGGCGGTGGATGCCCTGCTCTCTTGGTGGAGCCGAGTGGGACGAACTTAGTTTTGCAGAGCGAGAATTTTACGACTACTTGGCTTACATTAAGTGCAACCGTTAGTGGAAATGTGGCAGTTGCTCCTGATGGAGCGTTAACTGCCGATTTGATAACAACTTCAGCAACAGGCAATAATATAAGACAATCGCCAACAGTTGTAAGTGGCACGACTTACACATTTAGTTGTTACATAAAAAATGGCGATGCAAACAACGTTAGTTTAGTTATGACAAGTGCTGCTTTTCCAGCATCGGTCGTTAATTTTAACCTTGTTTCAGGTACGGCAAGCAGTACTACGGGAGCACCTACGTTTAGAATTGATAATATTGGAAGCGATTGGTATAGGTGCTCAATGTCTGTTACAGCAACTTCTTCGGCCGCAGGTGCTTGCAGAATACAAAGCGCAAGTGCCAATGCAGTCAGCACCTTTTATGTTTGGGGCGCACAACTTGAAACAGGCTCC